ACGTTAATGTAAAGGCGCTTTCTTGCACCCCACCCAGCTTTTGGATCTTTGCGATGTTGTTCTTGAGCCCAGTCACGGCCTTCGTCTTCCATTGTGTCTAGTGCCTTACGGCGATAATCTTTAGGGTTTGTGTGTTCAATTGCAAAAAATCCGCAACCCATTTTTTCATTATAGTTTGGTGAGTCTGGATCGAGCTCTTGTAGGAAGCGAATCTTTACTGCTTCTCCGTCTTCAATCTTTAACCACTTTGCCTTGCTATCTTCTGAACTAGTATATGTAACCTTGTCCATTGCTTTTGTCATTCCTGACAAACCTTTTACTATTCCCATTTTATTCTCCTTATGTATGTAACGGTATATATCCGTTTGTAACCACTTATATTATTTTTATAGCCTGTATTCAAAATTAGATATGGCATTTGTTATACAGGCTTTAATGTCTTCATCTGACATATCACCTGCATCTTTTACACCCTCTGGATATATTCTACCATAAGAATGCGATGCCCACAAGATGTTTTTATTACTTAGTTTATAAGCAATAGCTGAGCCTAAGTCTCTTCCCGCCTTATCAGAATCCGTCATTATAATAACTGTATTAAAATATCTGTTTAGCAGTTTTAAATTGTCTCCAGATATATGACCTCCGAGTGTAGCAACTACATTTGGAAACCCAGCCTGATGCACACGGATTGCATCAAAACTGGACTCCACGACTATGACCTTGTCACCAATTTTTTTAGCACGATGAATATTAAACATTGTTTTGCTTCTTGGCAGGTCTTTACTATTCTTAAATCTTTTATCAGATATAGATCGGCCAACAACTCCAACTGGAGTTCCATCTGGACTATGAACTGGAACAGTTATCATGTCCATATTTTCAGAATAACCTAATGAAAAATATGCCATTGATTCTAAATCAATACCACGTGACCTTAAATACTCTTTTGCCTTATCGCTTTTAACCAATCCATTATATAAACTCTTTAATGTATCTTCTGAAAACTCTATAAAGTCTGGCTTATCTTCAAGCATATCCTTAAGGGACTCGTCAAAATGCTCTAGCGCTTCTGATTGTTTTGATTCAATAAACCTTAAAGACTGAAACTCATTCTTGTTTAAAATCTTTTTTACAAGATCACTCAGTGTTCCAGATTCTCCGCAAGAGGGATTGAAGCATAGGTATGCTCCTTTTGTTTTGCTTATGCTAAAGCTTGATGTGTGTCTATTAGAATGAAATGGGCAATACGCAAGGTAATCATTCGATGTTTCCCCCACCATATCTATCCCAAGGCTTTGTACTATTGACTTGATATGGGCAGGGGTGTACTCCGAGCTATCAACTTGCCTTGAGTTATACCCTCTAATTGCCATGCCTTCTTCTTTCCTACATAGATTCCGTGGATAGTCATTAAGAACTTCCAAGTTTGTCCGTCAAATTCTACCGAAAAAGCTGGGTCTATGTCAAGCACCCTGGCATAACCAGAGTCTTTCATCTGACCAGTTAGTAGATCTTCGTACTGCTTTTTAATCCTAATCATATTAGAATCATCTAGAAACTCAACTTGTATTTGAAACCTTTTAATATTTTGATGTGTCACTTGCTCAACTCTGGAAGGTCTTCATAGATTGGAGTGATAACTCCTCTATTTATATCCCAGTCAAGGAAGAATCTAAAGTCATGTCCATGCCTGTTTTTTCTAGATACAACCTCAATCAAATCTGTATTAGCATGCTTGTGAATAGCAATAGCCATGTCAGCATCATACTCAATAGCCTTTGACCATGCAACTTGACTCATCATTGGTGGCTCTTTTTGATCTGAAATATCATCTGCAGTTGCTGCAGTAATATCAATGATTGGGATTCCGTTTGTAACTGCAAGCAGCTTAAAGTCTCTTGAGATATTTCTATTTCGCTCAACTTCAGAATTGCTTCGCTTGTTATCATTAAACAATTGATGATAGTCGAGAATTACAAGATCTGGTTTATGCTGATCAATCTTACCTTGAATAGTTGCTGGTGTTACTTCTCCAGCACCCTCATTAGAAACAAGAATGAAGCTGTTCTTGCCTTCAGTCTTTTTCTTTCCCCAAGTTTTAAAATCATCAATGTTAATGTCACCCTTTGAAAGGTCGCTTGCTCTAAACAATCCAGAACCAAGCATTGTATAGATTCTATCTCGCATATTCTCTGGTGCCATTTCAAGAGAAACAATCATAGGCTTAAAGCCTTGCTCCCAAGCTTTGCATGCTAAGTATGATGTGAACCAAGTCTTACCACGTCCTGGCCAGCCAATAGCAACGATAAGGTGTCCTGGAGCCATTCCTGTTGGGTAAGCTTTATCAATTGCCTCAAATCCAGTTAGGATTCCTGGGCTACCGCCCATTGCCAATGATCGAGTTCTTACTGACTCATAGTGTCTTTCTGCTGAATCTAAATCTGTTATGTCTAAATCTTTTACGTTATTTGTATATCTACTTAAGTTTGCTAACTGTGACTGCATTGTACCTAGCACTCTAGAAGGGGCATCCTCTTTCAAAGATGATCCTGCCTGCAAAAGAATACCCTTAAGCTTGTTTCCAACAAATTCATTTTTAAGTTTGTCTAAATAGTATCCAGTCTCTCCTTTAGTTTCAACTGGCTCAAAGTCTTTAAACTTATCCTGCAAAATTCCAGCCTCTGGAACTGCCCTAAACTTATAATAGTATGACTTTAGACCTTCCCAGATATCTTTATGAGATACAAATAGGTCGTCTGAATTATCTGCAAGAATGGTGCTTATGTCTTTGTTTTTACAAACTGCTGAAATTAGTTCTGCTTCTGTATTCACTAATTATCCTCAACCATTCTTTTAGTTTCTTGCAACAGACGGCTTCTGTTAACTTTATCTTCTTTAATTTGAATCATCATGTCTTCTATTCTGTCAAAGTTATTATAGAAAAAATTAAGCGGGTGCCTATTCTTTCCAGTCTCAAAATAATAGTACAAAACATCCTTTGCACGATCAAACCCTATGCTATCAATTACATCCTGCATAGCCCACTTCTCTTTATATCTATTAATTGTTGGCTTTGTATTGTACAGGCCTTCGTATAAGTTTGAATATAAAGATAAGAGGATGTAGGGTTCTTTATTTACTGCCACGCAATTCCTCTTCTACTTCTTGTGTCTTTTGAATAAGCTTGTCTTCAACAAACTTATAGACTCTGTCTGCTGCAGCATCTACTGTCTCGCCGTCTCGAACAAAGTCGTCAACGCCAATACCAATCTTAATGCTTTCAAAGTTGCCTAGGTTGCGTGTAAAAGATAAATCAACTCTAACCTGAGTCCCTTTTTCCATTAGTGCTCCGCCTTTCTATGTCTGCTTAAAGTGTCATGAGCAAAAATGCCCCAACGCACTACTAATTCTTTCTTACATATTTCACATACTACAACTCTTGCTGGTGCTACTCTGCTTTCCATACTGGTACAAAGTTCCCTTCTGTTGTCTTAGTATACAATATAGTGTTGTGTTTGAGAAGAGCCCTCATTTCATTTCTTGAAGGCATATTATTAGAATAACCTGATTCTAATATAAACTCATGAATGTCCATAATGTCCGATTCACTATACATAAACTTATACCATGTGCTTTCTGGATTACCTATCGGATATACTTTTTGTGGGTATCTTATCTTCCCGTCCAAAATGTAATCTTCTATAGTAACCTTATGCTTGCCAAGCATCTGGGCTACCTGACTGGTTGAATATGCATTCTCCATAGTTTTTAAAACTTGTGAATAAGAATACAACAATCTTTTTTTATCAGGATAGCACCAAGCAACCATTTGGTCTTTAGATCTTGAATGACTTAATACTTTATGTATCTTGTTATTTAAGAAGAAATACCGAATGCTTTTAGTTGGCTGTTTTCTCTTTTTTCTATCCATTTACCTAGTGCACTCGTATCCTTATTAATCATCCATCTTTTACCGCACATCATGCAGAAAAGCTCTACGTGTAATTTTTGTGAGAATACTCTATCTACAAAAACCCTACCTTGACACTTATTGCATTTCATCATAATGTAAATAGCTTCCCATCAACAACACATGAATAATCTGGTGCCACATGTATCATCTGAATATGTGGGTAATCATTTACAATATGCGCTATAGCAAAACCTTTTTGCCAATCATGGTGTTGCATATATTTCATTCCTGGACCCTTTTCATCACACATGTGCCCAAGCTCGTAGCCACGAAGTGTTTCTCCTTCGCCATTATTTCTTAATTCATATGTAACTAAATGAGAAGCAATTCTATGAGAGTGACCTCTAATTAATGAAATTTGAAGATCTTCCATATCTTTACGAACGGATCCAGTTGATGCAATTGAAAGCCCATGATGAACGTGAATGTCTCCAAAGCGACGCTTTGGCAATTCATTATAATGAATATATTCATAACCTAATGAGTCTAGTCCCCAAAGAGCTTCGGGGGTAACTTCATTAATATAATCTGGCAACTTCGCATCTACATAATTAAAAATTCTAACATCGTGGTTTCCAAGAGCTGAGAACAGCTGTGCTTCTGGAAGCATTTCTCTAGTCTTAGTATAAAAGTCTCTTGCACCCTTTGCTTCATGGCGCATCATGGGAACAATTAAATCTCTGCTATCTGTCTTATGAAAATTTAAAAACTCTGCTGATCTTCCTTCTGTATACTTGCTATAGCAGGCTTGATCATCTGTATCGCCAAGGTAATCAACAACGTCTGGCTTAAACCATTTCATAACCTTAAACCATAGGGCAATCATTTTATCGTCTTGATACGGAAACTGTTGGTCGGATGAAATCATCCACTTTAAATCGTTGCTCATTAAAACCCTTAATATATATAAAAGCCACGATATCGTGGCTTAATGTTATACCAATTGTAACATATTAAGCTAGTGTGTCAATAGTTGTACTTCTAAAGGGTAGAAGGCTTAATAGCAGCGCTTATCCATTCAAAGTTAAACGGACCTAATTTAAAGTCTGAATAAACAACTATCTTTGCAGTTCCGTTATTAGTTACCTCACCAGATATTGACCATCTGATATTGCTGGCCTTTGGGTCTTTAAGCTTTGGGGATGCAACTATAAAAGCATCTGTGTACTCTTCTCCCCAACCAGGATTTACCTCTACTGAGACTGGGTCTGCTTTGGCTGATATTCCATTTTGAAATCTAACCACGCCAGATCTTATATGATGTATTCCAAGTGTTGTGATATCACCCGCTGTAGTCTTACTTAAATTATAAGATTGATCTGATATTTCTTTTATTTGATCTATCTGATTTTGAAGATTCTGTAGCTTTTTTGGATCTGCTGGCTCTCCATCTGCCCATACTTCGCCCATTTTATGCCTCCTCTAACTTAGAATCAATTGATTTAGCATAGCTTTCTTTTTCCTGCTGTGCATTCATTAATTCTGTTAGTTCCGCCCTCAATACTGCGATCTGAGTCTCATATCCAGAGACTAGCTGTCCAATTCTTTCTTGCAGGGCATTAACAATCAATTCTAATTTTTCCATTTTTACCTACTCGGCTAGTGCATTTACGTCTGCAAGTTCTGAATTTAGAACAGACAGTTGATTATTACATTCTTCAATAGCATTACTTAAATTTGTAACAGCTTCTTCTATTGGTTCACTCTTATTATTTTCAACAACAAGATCTATCCCAAGGCTATACTTTTTATATTCTATAGACTTTAGTCTTGCTTCAATAATTTGAATCTTGTCTTCTTTTTTTAATGTAGTCATTTTATTCCTCCTTGTTTATTATACCATTTAGGCACTATTAGTCAATAGTATTAACTATTTTAATATCCGCCACCCATAGACAATCTAGTTCCAGATACTCCAGGGCTAGACCAGGCTCCATTTCCATTAGCATTTTTTGCACGAACATAATAAGTCTGAGTGCCAGATGGCGCATTAGTCCATAGTGTAGTAGTTACTGCCCCAACGCTAGTGTCTGGCGTTGATGTTGGAGATGGTGGCCCGCCATACCAGATGTCATACCCAGTAGCACCAGTCACTGCAGTCCAAGATATCTGGACTCCGTCATAACGATCTGAAGAACAGGTTACTCCTGTGACTTGGCCTGGAGCTACTCCTGGGAAGAATGGTGGGAAGAATGGTGGGAAGAATGGTGGGAAGAATGGTGGGAAGAATGGGAAGAACGGTGGGAAGAATGGTGGGAAGAACGGTGGGAAGAACGGACCAGCTGCTGCATTGACAGAAACTGCAGCAGAACGTGAGGCAATTGATGATCCACCTGAGTTAGTTGCCACTACGTCACAATACAAAGCGGACCCATATATGGTTCTGTAGTTTGCTGGAGGCCTGTATGTTTGTGCTGTGCTTGTAAATGGAGATACAATACTTGCTGGTGCAGCTGGGTAAACGCTTCCTTGATCAAAGTATCTCCATTGGTAAGCAAACGAAGTCGGAGAATTAGTCCAGGTTCCATTAGTTGTTGTATAGGTTGTGGTTCCTTGAGTTCCAGTGCTAGGTGTTACAACTGGAGCTGTAAGTATTGTTGGAGCAACGACTGGCTTTACTGCTGTAATTAAAGTAAAGTTATCATCTACTCCATCTCTGCTAGTATTTCTAGTCATTCCTGCTACTGCAAAGTTGTCTGATGTTTGCAATGTAGATTCAGCCCATGTTTGCGTAACAACATTATTATTATAAACAGCATTAGTGCTGTAAGAATCTACCCCGTTACTAATAAAATTAACATCAACTATGTTTGAGTCATAATAAAATTTTGCTTGATATTCTGATATTTTTGTAGCATCTTGCCAATCAGCGCCTTTCCATCTTATATAAAAATTTGTAGAGTCTGAATAATGATATAGAAAAGTTTGCCTCTGGTCTCTCATTATAGGTGTTAAAAATACTCCAGTTATTGGTGGAGTTGATCCTGTTGACGTACTAGTTCCTATTCCAATAAAACCATTTGTTGATATATAAACATTTGTATTATTAGTAAAATTGCTTGGGAGGGTAACTCTTCTTTTAGCTAATGCTAACTGATTATTTGCATAGTAAGTATAGATTAAAGAAGAAGTTGAGGATGTTGAAGTTGGCTTTGCTATAGAAGACAAGGAGGTTGGTGAGCCTGCAGTCCCAGCTCTAGTAGCTCCCGTCTGATTTAATCCAGAGTATGCCGTTACGCTATTTATAGATACAGTTGGATTAGAGGCTCCACCTACTGTAATGGTAAGCGGCATTGAATTTGTGTTTGATATATATGTGCCATTCCCTCCTGATGCTCCAGACAAGTTCCAGCTTACAGCCCAGCTTTGGGCTCCAGTTGTTGTGCTGACATTAACATTTATTTTTCTTGAATTTCCATATGCTTTAGTAAATGTGCTTATTGAAGAGCTTGAAGCAGAAGGAGATATGCTTAAAATCGCATCAGATGTACCTCCAGTAGGAACAAAATTTCCTGAAGAGTTATATTGATTTAATGTTGTTACTGCTTGAGTAATTGGTGCAGATATTGTTCCCCCCGTATTAGATCCAGCACCATAACTCAAAAGATCATAGTACTCAGTATCAGAAGGAAAAGATGCAGCCATTTCAACAAGAACGGTGTTTGATGTGGAAGAAACTCTAGTTTGTGTAGGCGCAGAAGGCGTAGTTACAGAGCTTACATTTGTTAATGAATATGTAAATGTACTTGGAGCTGAGGCAACTACATTAGTAGTCACTACTGAGACTTCAACACCAGTTGCAATACCTAGATCATAATCTGTTCCAGAGTTCTGTCTTGTTTCTGTAACATATAAATATTTACCATTGTCTGCTTCTACTGGAGTGTAAGATGCTCCATTTGCAAGAAAAGTTCCACCGACTGTTGTGTTTGTTGAATTCCTATGCCATTGTACAAACGTGCTACGTGGCTTGTATGCTTCTCCAGCTTCCCATGTTGATGAATATGTTATTGGTGTTCCAACTGACGGGCTATTTGTACTTAAGCTTGCTGTTAAATTTATAGGACTTTCTCTAATAACTTTTACTCTTGTTGAAAAAGACACACCATTGTATTGAGAGTTGGATGAATTGTTTGCTGTAACTTCAAATGCTAAATATTGCTCATCTGCATTTGTTGAGTTTGTTGATGTCCATATTGCATATGGTAACTGATCCTGTCCACTACCTGTAGAATTTGGGGCGACAACTGACCAAGTTGTTCCGCTTCTTAAAGTTGTTAATAAGTCTGTACCATTCTGATCATAAAGTTTCCATCTGTATGTATAGGATGATGCATTCCATCCATTTAAATCCCAGTTAGCATTGTTTCCAAAATAGGAGTCGCCTATTCTAACTACTGGATAAGTGGCATTAGGCATTCTGGCTGCATATGCATCTGATGCAAGGTATCCAATATATGGAACTCTTGTAGCAAAAATTCCTGACAGGGGCCAAACCTTAAGCCACTGAGTGGTATTTTTAATCCATACGCCAGCTGCAGCCTTCCACCCACCAGATCCAGTAGTACTCTTAACAAAAAGATTAGTTATTTTTTTCCAACCACCAGAGCCCGTAGTGCTTTTAATAAAAATGTCTGACATCTATTATCCTAAGAGTACTGAATATATATGTCGCCACGGATGCCATCTGCAGCCGATGCTAGTTTAGGATCAGTACCCATACTTATATTTCTAAAAACTGGCTCAGTAAGAACTGCAGAAGAGAGATTTCTTACATACAAAGAACTAAATGTAGCATAAGCTGAATCTATTGTCAGCCCTCCAATGCTATTACCTGCTGCATTAGTTACCTGAAGAGAAACTGATGAAGGTGAAAGACTTACCATTCCAGCAGAAGATGGAAAAGCAGAATAATCTCCGCCAGCACCTGAAGCAATAATCGTTTGATTTCCTGCATACACAAATGCTCTTCCAATAACAACGGCGTTAGTTCCAAGCCATTCTAATTGGTTGTTTGATGAATTCATTCTCAGGGATCCGTTAAAGTTTCCAGATGTCGATATATTAGATCCAGTTATAGTACCACCTGTTATTGTTCCAGTAGAAGTTATATTTCCAGCAAACGTTCCGCTTGTAAATGTAGCTGCTCCAGATGTATTTATTGAAAATCCTGCAGCAGATATTCCATTAAGACCTATTGTTATTGCTCCCCCACCAGCTTTTACATCTCCCAGAAAGTCTCCTGCTGTGGCTTTAATTGTTCCTCTTACTTCGAGTGTCTGGGTAGCATTTGAATATTTAAGATAAGCTAAATTATTACCTACATTGAATGCAGGATAGATTGCTCCTCCAGGTCCTGTTTCCCAGCCTAAAAAATATCCTGGCACATCACTTGAATATGTATTTTTTGCAAATATAGTTTGGCCAATCTGGTATTGGGAGTTTATAGATCCTGGTGTGGGTGAGTTAAACTTTACCGTTAGATTTGAAGCTAAGCTTCCATCTTCACCAAATTTAACTACTTTTGCCAAAGCATTGTCTGCTTTTGCATTGATTGCAGTTATATTAGTTTGAGCCTCCGATAGATCTCCATCTTTTAATCTAACCCAGGCTGCTGGTGTTACAGTTGTACTCCACACTTTAAAATAATTAAAATTGATGTCAAACCAAATATCACCAGCTTTGGGAGATGATGGAGCAGTAGCTGAAGATGTTGTTGTTGATTTTTTTTCTGCTTCAGTAAGAGCGCTTGCTGCTTTTAGATCTGCTGCAGTTATATCAGAGTCCTTCATTCTGGTCCACAGAGTTCCATTATAAACTTTAAAATAATTAATTCCAGTATTTGTATCGTACCAGACATCACCTAAAATTGAATTTGTTGGCTGTGTTGGTCCATATGTTGTTTTAGTTTTTTGATTTGCAACTGCTAATGCAGCAGCAGAATCTTGTGTTATCACCCAGGCTGTTCCACTCCAGATTTTTAGCTGATTTCCATTTGCAGTATCTACCCAAGAATCGCCTTGCTTGTGCCCACCAGTTGGAACTACGGGGGTAGTTCCTGAATAGTAAACCTTAGAGGAATCTGGAACTAAGCCTCCCAAAGAGGATCCAGATTCTAAACTTACAACTCCAGATATAATTGCACCAGTAGCTCTAAGCTGACCATCAGCATTTACTTGGAATCCAGCTTGACCGCTTGCTGCATTATTTGCCGTTGGAGATGCAGTGTTACCTGCCCATAAAACAATATCAGAACCAACAGTTCCTTTTGGTTTTATTCCAACGTATCCACCAGCATTAGTTGCTATAATAGAAGTTGATCCAACTGTAGACCCAGAGGTTAAAGTAATTCCAGTAGAAGATATAGTACTTGCTCCTACATTCCAACCACCTATTTCTGCACTTGAGGTAACAAACCTTCCAGTAGTTCCGCTTATAGTTGTTATATCTGAAATTGTCGATGAGCTAAATTTTAATCCATTGTTGTTTAATATAAAACCAGCTCCAGTAATGCCAGACTGGTTTTGATTCATTACCCCGCTAAACAATGAACCACCAGAAATTATTTCAACGCTGCCAGAAAAATTTCCTTTCTTTGCTCTTAGGTCACCCTGTACAATAAATGTTTGCCCATTCCATTGAATATAATTTTCATTGTCTCCGCCAAGTTTAAATAGTGCTGATGCATCTGAATCAATGTACCAATAATTATTTGGATTAAATGTGATGCCACGCTTACCAGATTCAACTCCATACCCAAACCTAAAGGCATTGCTTGTGTTTCCCGATCCTGGAAATGCTTCAAAGTAACCAGTTGTAGTTACATTTGTACCAATAAATGGGGTTCCAGGAACAAGTACGTTTGTTCCGCTAGTATAAGAAATTGATTCTTTATTAAATTCATTAAAAGATCCTACAGCAATTTCATAGGTAGTCCCAACTGCTAATCCAGCCAGCCTATACTTTGTTCCAGTTCCTGGAGAGTCAACATAAGAAAATTCTTCAAAAGGTGCGGCTGCTTTATACGGCCTAAACTTAATTCGATAACCTCTTACATTTGAAGAGGATACATCTGGAGTCCATGTAAAGTTAATAACTCCATTAAATCCTATAACTCCGCTGCTATCTACAGATCCAACTCCAGAAAAAGATGTAGGTTTATTTGGCGCCTGATCATTAAAAGAAACTAATGGGTCTGGCGTTACACTAACAATATTACTATACCCAGTAAGACCACCGCGTATCTTAGAAAATCTTGCACGTACTTGTCTTGGCGCAGAGTTTCCAGATGAAACATAAACTGGGTTTGAAGAAGAAGAGCCTCTGTCTACCCAAGTAACACCACTGTCAATACTGTCTTCAATATATATCCTATCAAATTCTGAGTCATTGGTAAATGAAACATTGTAAGATAAAGGACCCTTTATTACTGAAATAACTGGAGCGGTAAGTGGATCAGAGTACTTTGTTAAGGCATAGCCAGTTACAAGGCTCGTCTGTAAATTTTTATCTCTAACATAAATAAAGCTGGCATAGTCTGTTTGAAATGCTGTAACGTTACCAAACACTTTTTGTAAATCGTTTGCAGATATTGTTATTTTTTGTTCTAATGGAGGTATTTTATCTTTTTCTACAGCTGTCCACCAGGTGCCATCAACATCATTTGTTTCATCAAGCATCTGTAATCCAAATTGATCTGCCATAGTGTTATCATTTGTTGCATCTTTAAGTGTTGGATCAAACTTCCAGAATACAGATAGGTTTCCTACCTTATCCCATGTATGTCTTACATCATACACAGCCTTTGGCTGCTTCAACATTGTTACGCAGAATTCATTTGAGAAAAGTGAAAAATCTCCATTTTTTGATTCGGCTTGAAGTTTTACACAGTATGTTGTTTTCTGTGTAGCATTAATTTGTATAAGACCAGATTTTGCAAAAGAAGTTGCGTATTGAACAAACTCTGTTCCAAAGTCTCCGCCTTTGATCCAAATGTTTACCTGCTTTAAAATTGATTCTGAATACTCTGCGCCGCTAGAGTCTTTGCCGTTCCAGTTAATATAAAGTATTGAGTTGATTGCATAAAGGTCATCTAATACAAATTTAGGAGCGAGTAGGCCTTCCTGTTGAGGTGTTGTAAAATTATATCTATCCGAATATTCGCTTGCAACTTTTGTTTTATCTAAATAAGACCAGGCCACTTGCAGTGAATAGTCTGTCTCAAAATCCAAATCCGAAACAACTATATCCCAATAGTCTCCGTCTTGGCTTTGGCTAATTCCTAAATCTGGATATTGTTCTGACACACTAAACTCCGAACGATAGGTCTAGTTTAAATTCTATTGCTGCTTCTCTTCCATTTACTTTGATCAGAGTTGAATCTAATATAGATCTAGCAATTAATCCATATGCTGGATCAAACGTATCTTCATCATTAATTCTTAATCCATCCATAGATACATATGTTTGAGCAGATGTTGGAGTAACAACAATTCCTAACTTAACAACACTTTGTGGATTAAATGTTCCTACTGATACTCCAGTAGACATGTTTAAACTTTTAATATTATATCCGACTGAATGTCCAGTAAATGTAAACTGAATATAATCAGTATCTGAGCTATACAGTCTAACCTTTAATGATGATAGGTTTGCATCATTTGCCTTGTATGAAAAACATAATGTATCTGATGGATCATATCCAGATACATCTAGGCTTCCAAGTTCATAGGTGTACTCTCTAGCAGCCGCCGCATTTGAACCAAATATCAGCGAGCTGTCTCCAATTCTATAATTGGTTTGATCTAATGCTGGCTCAGGGTTCCATTTGTATGGCAACTCAAAGTTAGATATAAACTTGCTATCGTATAAATTTCTCGTATAAGATTCTCCTGAGTATATTCCTATCTCATTAATCTTACCTGCAATATTTGTAGGAATTGTAGCAGAATAGATAACTGTATATTTGGGTGGTGATACGGATGTGTCTACATCTATTCCGCCCTGTCTAATTGGAACTCTATAAAATTCAAATCCTAATCTTGAGTTTGTATCGGACAAAGGGTACTCAAGAGATGATCCAGTTGCAATACCTAATGCCATTTGCTTTGAATCAAAAGTTGAATTGCCTGCAACAAAATTGGTTAAAAATCGTTTACCAAATTTAGTTATCATGATCTTCCCCCCTGTGTATCTGACATTGTTAACGTGTAAAGGAATCCATCTATTTCCTCATCACTTGAATTATAAATTCTAAATTTTGCTCTTACTCTTTGTGTTTTAGAAGAATCATCATAAGTTTCAAATCCTTTAAACACTATGTCTGAAAGCTGTGGCCTTTTGACATTTGGAGGGAAAGATGGTCCTGGGCCTCCGCCGTCTGAGCCACCACTTGAAAATGGAAAAGGGTTTTCAAGCGCTCTTGTTTCCCTAATCTCACCCTTCCAGACTGCGGCAAGGCGTGGGTCATCGTCAAATATGACCGCAATTTTTCCTACTTCAATTCCCATTTATTTATTATACCATTACGTTATTAGATAGCTCTACACGAAATTGTGGTAGTGATCCCTTCTGAATATTCTAAAGTACACTTAGTTACTAGGTATTTAGCGCTAGATTCTGACATCCCCAATATTGGATACTTTATGCTAACAATATCTCCAGCAGATATTAATGGGTTACCGAAAACTGTCATGTCAACAAACCTACCCTTATTTAAAGAGTTTGATTTAATCCAATTTGCAAGTTTTTCTGCATCCTGCTCATTCTGAATCCATGACGATTCAAATATTACAGACTCCTTGTTTTGGGAATCTTCTGATTGATCTGTATTATACTCTATAGCAGAGGATCGGCTAATTTTATTTCCAAGTACATAGAAAGTTGTGTAGTCGCTATCGTGCAAAACAACTGAGGTGGATGTATTGTTTAAAATATACGTCTCCGCAGAAAATGGCTGGAGCCTTTGGTCAAGGACTGTAGCGTAAGGATTTTTGGAAGTTCTAAACATAATAGGTAAGGCAGGCCTTTCGTCTGGATCGTAAGCAATTTTTACCTTTCTTATTTCTCTTGCGGTTGTTCCAAACTCAATTAGTGCTCCATTTTGGTCTGCGAGTGTGTTCCCATTATTATAAATTAAATCTCCGTATAGCATAGAAATTGTGTCGTCTGCATAAGAGCCAACGTGTTTGTATGATGACACTGTGGATCTTTGATTATAAAGAGCTTCATCAATACTCTTTGCGTATAAAAAATCAAAGTAGGACATGCCACGCCCACAATGAACTGCTATATTTTTTGTAATAGCAAGTGGTGGAATGTATTGGTTTGTAGAATCACTTCCAACATCAACCGCTCTTATCTTAAATCCATTAATAAAAACAGTAATCGTATTTTTAATCAAAATGTCTGATGTAGAATGTATTTGAGACTTAACAAGTACGTCTATGTTGTAAGATTGGCCTGCATATATTCCAGCCAAAGTCTTTGGAGATGTTTGCTGACTATCTTTTAAAACAGTAATCTTTCCATTTTGAACTTTTACAATCATTATGTCGTTTTCTAAAACAGCATAAGCTGTAGTACGTATTAGAACATAGTAGCCATTTTGGCCAGTTGAGTCTAAGCAAAATGCAATGCCTCCAACCTGAGCTGGGCTTACTAGCTGGCTATCAAAAAACATTCTGGTTCCGCATGCCATATATAAAGATCCTGTGTTAATTGTATTAAATGGCTTTATTAATAAATTAACTTGTTTTTTTTCTTTAATTAAGCTTGATATCATCAAAAAGTTTTTAGATTTACTATCAAATCTCGGATTTGCTGGCGCAGTTAGGTTTCCGCCTGTCCATTTTGTAATAGCTGTTTCTCCCAGAGAAACTGAATAAGGTTTAAATTTATTTGGATCATTTTGACCTACATCGTTAATATAAGAAGTTACCTGCTTTTGATGATTCCTTTTGTTTTTCAGTGTGCCAAGCGCTCCCCTGGTCTTAATATTGTACTCCCCAGTTGGAAAAAAATACTTAGACCCTGGTTTTGCCAAAGCTTCGTACTTCCAAAAATCTGATTGGCTTTTCATTAGAACTCGAACTGCAGGCTTATCACGTGGTGGATCAAACGAATAATCTTTTTCTTTGGGAACATATTGATACCAAAGCCCGTCGTACTCAATTATCTCATCGTTAATTAAAACATAACCACTAAAAGCATCTAGCACCTTATCAATTCTATCTTTATTTATTGTATTTGGTTTTAGCTTGAACATTGTGCTACTGTCTACAATATCGTCATCAAGTCTGCCAGCTCCAAGAAACGAATCAGAAGATGTCCATAAAGGCTGGCTAGAGGTGCTATTTACCGAAGTAGATGCTGAAGAGTATTTTACAGTAACCTGATTTGCAGAAAACATTTCTCTTGATGACAAGCTTGCTATGCTTGGTGCATAATCAACAACACCTCCACTGGTAATTTCTTTATCTGTAAATACCCAACTTGATGGGGTGCCTGCGTCATAAATTACATTTCTGCTATAGAAGTTTAAGATATTATTTTCATTTACAAACGCGTTCATCTGAATATCTCTACATAACTCTTGCAATACTTCCCAAACTGTTTTATCTCCATCACACCACCAATAGGTTAGAGATGGAATTGAGTCATCATCAACCTCGCCATTAGTCATCTTTATGTTAATATTGTAATTAGAAAACCCAACAGCGTCAAGTACTCTTTTTATTACTGAAGTTACTGGTGAATCTTGAACTAATAATTGTGGGCAAACAGTATCTTGTAATATTTTTGCTGCATCGGTTGCATCAATGGTGGCTTCTCCAAATTCAGAAAGAGTCCATGAGTTGGCATAAAATATACCCTGAGTTACTTTTTCTGGATCTACGTCTCCAATATTAATATATGGTTTTATAATTGCATTTTTAAATAGATACAGCTTTGTATCATCTATATCATCTTTTACGTTATACTCCATCATTGATCTAGATGTTTCGCCGTGCTGCCTAAATAAAGATAAGCTTAAGTAGTTTGCTGTAATCACTCCAACTGGAACAACAGAGTCGCTATCTGCTGTTGTTTCTTTATTAACAGTAAGTGATACTATGTCTGAACTTATGTCTACTACCCACCTTGGACTCAATTCAATTACACCAAGTAATTTACCATTCATTCTGTTTGTTGCAGATAAAGTTATTTTTTTTAACTTTTGAGTTGTAGTATATTCACCAGGTTCATCTGTTGACCATGCATCTCCATCATAATATATCACTGCCTCCCCGTTTTCATTAAGAGATGTTCCAGTTACATTTACGACTGAGTTGTCTTCCTTAACTACAGATATTGTCCAAGACAGCGGTGTGTCGTGATTAGTTTCAAATCTTGCGATAATTTTATTTGCAGGGACTAGCTTTACGGTAGTCTTTGCTTCATTTGAAAAATATTCTAAAGAAACACTAATGTTTGTATTTTTAGGAGCAAGCCAATATTTATATGTCATCTCTGGGCCAGGGTAGTATAATCTAGGCTTACCCAAAAAAGCTACGTCCCTAGGATTTTCATACAAATCTTGACGTGGTGAGTCTGTTTGATTTCCAGATGCATCCTTTGTATAAACTAAATATTTAATTCCTGGGGACACAGGTCTAAATGGTTTATATATTGTATCTATTGGGAACAATTTCTTAAAAGCAGCTGAATATGTATTAACTATCTCTGCTGGTGTAGTTGTTGCTTTTATATATTCAACCATGGAGTTTAAGTTATATTCCATTGTTGCACTTGCAGAAGTTTTTATTGATGACCCCCGCTTAATTAAATTCTTAGTTGTATTACTTACAGTTATCATACCTGCTCCATTGATATAGATACACTCCAGAAGGTCTGCAAGCCTCTTTTAAGGACAGTAAAGTCACATGAGGTAAACATTACCGTATAAGTATAATCATCGGCCAAGGTGCCAGCATCAGCAGTTATTAGGGATGGATTAAATACCGTTGGATTTAGTTTTATCCTAAAAGATCCTCTTCCTGCATCTGACTCATAAAAATTCTTTATGTCTTCTGCACCCCATCCACCATCTACTGTTTCATTTCTAAATGATGGTAGCATTTCCCAGGATACACTTATATTTAACTTATCGGCAATAAAATATTTTCTTAGTGTTCCATTTGACATTCTTTGGCTAGATTCAATTCTATTTGTAGTTATGGCAAGGGGGTCTCTATTATGCTCTGTAACTCTTCTAAATTTTAAATCCGCTCTATCCTCGTATCGTAGCGGCCAAGTTTTTGTTAGAGCATCATAGGCAGGATAAACATTTCCTGGTGGAGTAATTGTTTCACCCTTGTAGTTAAAAGTATTGTTTGCAGTATTAATTGCAAATGGGTCAATTGCTTCGATATATAACACAGATCCTTTTGCTAAGTTTTGAAAACTCATTACCCACCAACCCTTCTATTTACTCCAGCTGCCATTTCCTTTAATCTCATCTCTCTGTGTATTTGAGTTGCAACATCTTGTGCTGTTACATTAGTTCCATTTAATTCTACGTTAATATTATATACTGAACCTGATACAGCCGCCGATGCATTTGGATTAAATGGGTTCATATTAGCTGGGATAACAGCTTCATCTTTATGAAGCATTGCCAGCATATTTGCAGGAACCATATTAATACCATTTTCAAATTGAGGTACTCCCAATCTAGAAAATGCAGTGCTCATAGAGTTAGTAAGGTTTAATCCAGTGTTGTTTATGTATCCGCCAGCTGCATCACTTGTGTGCCCATAACCATTTTCAGACCAGATATTTGATCCTGGGCGTGAATGTGGTGCCCTGCTTGCAATCGGTGGAAGATAAGGGTTTTTCCAAGGCCAAGTAGCTGGAGTATCATTTCCCTGTTTCATCAAAAGTCTTAGGTCAAGATCATCTATCATTTCTACATAGCTGCCGTGGCCAAATGGATATGAATTATATGTACGATTTGGATTCTTTCTCCATGCAATTAATGCCTCATACTGTGCCTTGCCTGCTGCCTCTACGGCTAGCCTCTGCTTTTCCATACGAGCTGCATATTGTGCATCATAAGCTAACTGAGCTTCGCTTGGCTGTGGTTCAGAATATGGCTTAGGAGTATAAGGTTTTCCAGGTATTAATTTTGAACGCAATGCTGCCAGCCTGCTATTTGCAGCATTAGATACCAGGGAGGCTAAAGTAACTTTGCCAGGGGATATGAATGGCATGTTAGGCATAATTCCTCCAATTGCTTCGGAGTAACCTACACCATCTGCTGTTCTTTGCTTAGAATGCTTTATTCTAGTAATAGATGCGCCGTATTCATTCATAAATCTTGCTATGCCAAGCTTTCGGTGGTTGTGGTTTACTCCTATCAATCTAATTGTTCCAGTTATAGAATCCCAAGTTATATTGCCTGCAACTGAGCCGTCTGGAGCATACACTTCGATATTGTGCATTGGGCCAACCCACTCGTTTCCGTACATATTTTCTTGTATTCCTGAAATTCCGCTTTTAAAAGTTGACTCTGGTGGGTACTGATCTATTTGAGCTGGTTTAAATTTAAATGAATAATCTCCTTTAGGTGTTGGAAATGTTCCAGTATGCTCTGTAAGATTTCTAGCTTCTTTCAAAAGATCTTCATATTTAACAGTACCTAATTTTTCAATTGGCGTAAACTTGCCAGCCTTTGCAAGCTTCTCTGCTTTAATCATTGCTGATTCATATGGGGATAATGCAGATGGCCCTAGTAAAGTTTCTTTAATCTTGGCATTTACTTTTATAGGAGTAAAAGCATCTACTGCAATTTTTGACGTGATTGGCTTAGTGATAGGCCTTGTAAGTTTTGATGCCAGCCCAAGTCCTGGCAATACTCCAAGAACGTCTGCAGCTACACCCAGATTCTGACTTCCAAAAATTTCTGGGCTTGTTTTATTTTTTAAATTGAATGCTGAAGTGTATCCAGTTAACATTTGTGCTGTTTGCAATGCCGCTAAATCTGTTTCAGATTGATCTATTTTAGGAGCTGATATATTTTTATTAAATGCCTTACTTGCTCCAAATCCAAACATGCCATTTGTAATTGATGCAAACACGTTTGCTGGATTAAATCTACTAAAGAAGTTTTCATGCTTATGCCCTACTGGACCGCCCTTATGGTATCCCTTGGCTTTATCTAGGTTAAGACTAGTAATATAGTCTTTGAATTTTTTATATTGTACAGAATTTGGGAGCTCTTCTGGTTTAGATACATAAGCTGCTGGATTAAATTCTTGAAGTCCTTCTTGCCACATCTGGTAAATAGTTTTTGTTTTTTCAGGCATATTTGGAGAATTATCTATAAAGCCTTTTAGGAATTGTGGATTAAGTCTTAAAGGAAGAGCTAAAGCATTTTGCTCAAACATTCTAAAAGTTTTAAAGTATCCTCTTAAATTATCTGTTCCTAGGCCTGGACCGTATGTATTGCCAATTTTTGAAGCCAGCATTTTATCTTTTAGGCTCTTGCTATTTACAAAGTTTAGGTATGCTTTAAATGTATTTTCGTCAGCAAAGGCTTCAGCTGCTCCGTTACTCCAAGCAATGCTATCAATGTCTTTTTGGCCAATTGCATAATCTTCCCAGGTTGCAAAACCAAGACCCTTTTGCTGTTTTTCTGCATTTACATAGACAGATTCGTATCTATCTGCTAAATCATATTTACCAGATTTGCGTAACATTTCAAGTGTTCTTTTAAATGTGTTGTGCGTTTCAAAATCAAAATGATGCATTGTTTCATGCACTGCAGTTTGACCACTTGTTTTATGATTTGAATTAAGAAGAATATGCGGAAGCAAATTTTCATAATTAGAAGATTTATCTGCAAACCTAGGGACATACTGCCCTGCAATGTTCCATGGTAATTTTTCTGCTTTTATTGCTGGTAAAGATACATCTCCAAGCACATCTGATAAAAACTTTTGCATGTTCTTAGCACTTATATTTTTTCCCTCATACTTAGCAGCATTAAAACTAGATAAAGGACCAGCTGGTGTTAGACTAATATCTGGTGTAACTAATTTAGATTTTGCAGCGACGCCTGGTAATTTAGTTATCTTGCTAAGACCTCCAATAAGTGGAAGTACGCCCAATACGTCTGCTGCGGTTCCTAGCTTTTGGCTTCCAGCAATTTCTGGGCTTGTGCTATTTTTTAGATTAAATGCTGATGTATAACCTGAAAGCATTTGTACTGTTTGCAGTAGAGCTCTATCTTTTTCTTGCTGAGTCATAGTAGACTGAACATTAACATTCTGGTTTACAGCCTTAGATGCACCAAAGCTAAACATGCCAGAAAGCATTGAGGATATTGAATTTACTGGATTAAATCTGCTAAACCAATTACCGTTTTTATTTTTATTGCCTACTGGGCCGCCATTAGCAAAGGTTAGCCACGATCCTGCACCGTACACTCCATTGCCGATACCACTCATAGAAGCACCAGAGCCTGCGTAACGCATTGGATCCTTGTCAAGAGCCATTCCTGGGCCACTATATTTAACAGGCTGCTCGGCTATCTGATGCCAGTAATCTGAACGATTAGCTATTTTTCCGTCAAACCTAAGACCTGGTATCTCTGTTCCGCCCCAAATATCTTTACCCTTAGCAGGACCGTATCTTAGCGCTCCCCATCTTTGAGTATAAGGGCTTCCTGATGGGCTTCCATCACTCCAGTAATCTGGCATATCTTCAGGATATGACTTCCATCTGAATAGAGACCCTGGTAAATTTCTTCCGTGTCTATGACCAACTGGCCCTCCCTTATGCAACTTTTGTGCATTTAATGCATCAAGTGTTTCTACGCCGTACTTTGCAACAGAAGATGCTTTAATTACATATTCACCATCTGAAAGCATTGCTGGAATAGAATCTGATGTTCCAGTTCCTGGGCCTGTAACCTTACCGCCGCTGGCATATGTTGGACTAGTATTTTTTACAAACTTAACAGTTCCATCATTTAAAACTATGAATTCTTTTAGAATTCCATTAGACTCTTTTAAAGTAAATTGCTGTCCTGCTTTATATCCCTTTTCTTTTGCAAACTTATTGATCTTTCCTTGTTGGGACGGTAGCAATGTGTTTATAAGCATATCCATACCGAATACATCCTTTGATTTTCCGCCATATACTGTTTTAGAGGTACCTTTTAGTGCAGCAACAATTTCTTCAGTCATTGTTTTTATCGAGTAGCCTTTACCTCCAGTAATCTGAGTAGCCATACTTGATACCAAAGCAACATCTCTATCAAGGATCTTCAATATATCTTTATTTAGAGTGGTAATTGTTGTTGAGGTTACACCACTGTTTGTAGCGGCAGGTAAACCAGGAGATTCAACATAAACTTTCTTTATTGTTCCATCTTTATTAAAGTACTGGGCAAAAGATTCTCTTATGGCTTTTGCAGTTTCACTTGATCCAGTTCCTGCTACGCCTACTTTTTTAAGCAGGTCGCTTAGCTTACCAACAAGCTCTCCCTCCGCTTTTCTTTTTGCTTCGCTTTCTGGCATCATGCTATTTGTTATTCTTAAAGCGGTTATCTCATCGTAAGTTGCTTTAAATCCTTTAACTACATCCATAACTGCAGCAGCATTTGTTGCATTATCTTGTCTGTTCTGGAAAGCAATTGCTTTTTTATCAGCTGCAGCTTGCTTTGCATCTATTTTCTTTTGCTCAATAGCTTTTAGTCTAGCTGCTTCATCTTGTATTGCTTTTTCAGCTAAGTCTGCCTGTCTATTAGCTGTAAGCTGGTCAATGTTTATTCTTGCTCTGGCTGCACCAGAAACATCTCCACGAGCAACAGCGTCTGCATACTCTATTTGAAGTTTTTGCAATTCTAATGCATAGTTAGATGCGTCTTGAGTTGCTCTTAAAGATTCTAATTTTTTATTTTTTTCATCTTCAATAAGGCTAATTTTTTTAGCAATTAATTTTATTTCTTCTTGAATGTTTCTTTGTGAAACAGCAGCTGCTTTTTGTGAAGCAGCAGAGGTAGCTAAAATTGATTCTTGTAGTCTTTTTAATACTTTACCAGTTGCTCCATATGTATTTTCACTATTGCCAGCAGCAGTTAAATCAGCAATTCCTGATCCAATTGCTGCAGTAAATCCAGCTAGCTTTATAGCTAAATCAGCATCAATACTCTTTAAGTCAATACTGATTCCAGAAGTAAACAGTTTAGTTTTTGCTAGAATTGACTTTAATGTATCAAACTCGTTTATAATCTTTTCTAGCTCTGGGCTCATCTCTTTCAAAGTCTGGTAAGTATCTTTGCCAATTGGAATATTAAATTCAGGTATATTCTTTTCTGTGCTTGCCAACATTGTTTGATATGCTTCAAACTCATCAATAAGATCTCCTTGAGCATTTTTTGTTCCAATGAGCGCTTGAGTGCCTGCGTTAACTATGCCAATCATGCTTTCAAAACCAGATACCACCGCCTTTTTCTGTGCGTTAGCATCTGCAAAAGTTTGACCATAGCTATCAAATAGGTTCGTTGAGAAAGTTATTGGATTAAGCAGATCGCTTGGTTGAAAGTCAACGTTGTCTTTCCACAAAGAAAATGATGATTTATTTCCATTTATGGTTTTTACTAAGTTGCCCACAGCAAATTCTGCCGCAGAAGATCTGTCTTCAATTGCGCCGAAGCCTTGATCGGCTAGCAACTTATAAGCCTGGGAGGCCTTTTTGCTATTAGCAATAGCTCCATAAATCATCGAGTTTGATTGCTCTACGCTTAATCCTCCTGCAATATATTGTGCTTTTTGATTATTTATTAATCTTTGAAGTTCTCCTGTGCTTGAAGTTCTATTAATTGATTCAATTAAGTCTTTAAGAACCTTGCCCTCTTCTTTTGCTTTTTTCATTTCATCTACGGACTGAGGTATGCCAGGCATACCGATTGAGTTATTTTTTGATCCCTGAGCAGCAGCATTTGCTAATTTTTGCTTTTCAATATAGTCTGTTAAGTACTGATTAAGATTAAAGTATTTAATTCCAGCTTGTTCGGCACCATCTGCAGTAATAGATAAACCCATTGCAGCGTCTTGCTGAGCATTGTTGTATTTCTTCCATGTATCAAGCCCTACCAAAACAATTGATAAAACTGCACCAAGGGCTTTAAACTTTGTAACAAAGTTACTGGCAGAAGCGCCTACTGCAGAAATTGCATCTTTAACACTTTTAAAAGCTTTAATTGATGCCACTACAGAAGTTGTGGTTGACTTTACTGAGCTTCCAATTGTTTTCCATGGCAACATAGGAATTATAGTGGAGGCACCCATAAGAGCTAATCCAGCTGTCATTCCGCTCATGCCCAAAACTTTTTCCTGTTGCATTAATGACATTGCGCCCATAGAGCCAGCCATTCCGATACCCATTTGGGCACCCATGCCCATTCCGCCTCTTACCCTAGTGTCAATTCCTGCGGCTTTTGCAGCTTTTGTGTCATAGATCTTGCCACTTGCATCCATGAACTCTCTGCGTCTATAGCCATAAGTTCCTACTTTACGACTCTTAACTCCATCTTCTCCATAGTCTTTCCAAGCGCCAACTGCTCCAACGTTTCCTACACCAGCGCCTGGGCCAGAAATATACATAGGCATCATTTGTCCTGGATATGCGGCAGACAGCCTCTTAGACTGCTCTCTTAAAATTCCTTCTCTAATAGTTCTTGTAGTTATTCTTGCAGAGCTTATTCGTTCTTTTGCATAATCTGCATAAGCTGAACTCAGATATTTTCCTGAATTCATAATTCCGTATCTTAATCCTACTGTGCCTAATTTAATTGAGTCAGTTAAAGATTTAAAAGATCTAGTTATTCCTGGTGCAAGCTGACCAATTTGTGAAAGTCTCAAAGTGTTTATAGCCTGCTGAGATTGTCCAGTTTGCGATGCACCAAATGCGTTTCCAAAAACTCCAGCTCCGCCAACATAAGGAATTTGTTGTACTTGCATTTGAGGATTGCCTGAAGATGTGTATCCAGATCTAGATACAGGTGTTACTGATCGCTCAGCCTTTAATCTTTCCTGCTGAGCTCTTTTTGCTGGATTTCCTGATACTCTAGATCCATCTTTTTTACGTCCATAAGCATATCTACTTCTTTGAACAGGGCCTCCACCAACTGGTCCTCCAGCATTAAGATATTTTGGATTAACGTGCATTGCATGATACTTAGACCAATCAACATCCATTCCTTCTTCAAATCTCTTAAGCAATGCATCATAAGGCTTTCTATCTTTTTTAGGAAGAGACTTGATGTATCTCTTTAATTCTGGATATGCGGCTTCCATCTTTTCTTTAATCTTATCGCCATATTCTTTTGCAGTCATCTTTGCAATAATAGGAGCGGTATCACGAGCAAAATCTTTTCTAGATCCACCCTTGACTTGCAACAAGTTTGCCAGTGCCATCTCTTCCATAGATGGTAATGTTTTTGCATAGTCATCATTCATAGATGCTTTAGCTAAAACTCCACCGTTGCCAACATCTGCTAATCTTCTTCCGTGTACATTTGATCTAGACAAATCTTTATTTGCAAGAATCATTGATGCAATAAATTGATCTAAAACTTCATCTTGAGTAAACTTTCCAGGTACTGATGTATTTGGATTAATAAAGCCTTCATCGTAATCTGACTCTGCTCCAAGGAATCTAGACTTGCCAGTTGGGTCCAGTGGATTGCGAATTGATCTTGCAACTTGAACTGGAGTTACAAGACCTAGGATTCTTCCAATTTCTGTTCCACGCATTTCTGCTGTTAAGCTAACTTCATTTGGAACCGCTTTAAAGAACACCTTTTTCTTTTCTTCGTTTTGATAAACCCCAGCAACTCCAGGAACTGGGAAACTTCTTCCTGTGCTTGGTGTTAGCAAATGACTATATGATGCTGGAATATATCCAGCAGGTGTTGTAGCGGACATTTCACGAGCTTGCTGCAATATTTTAAGTTGTTGTGCTGGCGCCAATAATCTTAGAGCTGGGGACACAAATCCATAATTTTTTCTGTTTCTAGATATCGATCCACCTGGAATCATTCCGCCCTTGTTAAATGCTCCAGCAAGTGGACCTAGTGCTGGTTTTGCAAAAGAAATTCCCCTACCCGCCAACCTTCCACCAAGTGTTGTGACCATTTTAGAGTTATAGCCCACTCCAGATTTTATTCTCATCAAGGTAAGCTGTCTAATGATTTCCCTCATTGTTGTGGGGCCTGTAATTCCCAACTTAGCTTTAAGTCTTTTAATCCCTGATATAAAATTGCTTTTTGCTTCGTCTTGAAATGGTGAAACTTCATCCCTAAAAGCTCCATCAGTAGCGACGTCTAACCATCTACCCATTGTGTTAAATGATTTTGAAAGTCCAGTAGATTGACCAACAAAATTATTTGATCTGACTCCAGTAACACCAGCATATTTTTCTGCTTCTGCTCTTGACATTCCTTCTTCAACAAGCAGGGCTTGCAACTCTCCTGGCTTAAATATTGAAGCAGATCTTTTTGCAGTCATAGTATGAGATTTAGAAATTGGATCGTAAGTATCTGATGTTTGGCCTAAAATTCCAAAGACTTTGTTTGCTTGAGATTGAGTTAAAACTCCTTCTTTTACTAAATCGTCAATGACAGATCTCATTGTTCCTGCATATGTCTGAGGAGCTATAGCTTTCATACGAGCTGCTTTTGCACTTTGATCGTACTTATTTTTATTTGAATATTCATCTAGAATTAAATTTGCACCTGGGAACTCTTTGCTTAATCTAATAAGCTGAGCTGTTCTTGCCTTTACAAACTCTTCTGTTTTTCTTGTCCCATTTTTGGCTGCTGCTTTTTTAGCATGCTCTATTGCTGAATCATAATCTGCAGAAACTCTCTTTGTGGCATCTTTAATATCCATTCCAGTAAGTTGTGAAAGGATTGCAGCATCAGAAGCAACTGTTGCTGCTTTAATTACTTTTGGATAATCCTTAGAGTTAACTAATCTTGCCCATATTGATAGAGTGCTTTCTCTTCCATACCCATATGTGCCACTCATGATCTGCCCACCAAAATTGTATCCGCTATTTGCGGCATCAACTGCTGCATAAAGCTCAGGCATTCTTTGAATTTGAGGACCAAAAACTACTTCCCGTGGAGTAAGAGCTGCTGTAATATTTCCACCGTCATTTAAATATGTGCTTGGAGCCATTGCAACTAATGGGGCATTTGCTGGATCCATTGCAGCTTGCTGGTTCAAAACATATCCACCCAGCGGAACGCTTCCAAGTCTGTCGTCGTAATTAATTGAAGACGGTCCAGAAACCATAGTCTTGTTTGGGCCAAATGATTCTATGTCTCCACCTATGTTAAACTTAGGCAGCCTTGTTGTTTGAATACTATATGGTGCTCCAAAAGTTCTAACACCACGTAGTCTTCCAAATTCTTCCATAACAGAAGCATTAGTTTTTTTCTTATAAAGATCTCTTAATGTAAACTGGCCATTAGCATCAACAACTGGTTGGTCCATCATCGGAGCTCTTGTTAAATCAATTCTTCTTCCTCGACCAGCTGCATATGCTGTTACTGCAGAGCCCATATCTGCTTCTATCTGTGCATTAAGTGCAAGTATTCTTGCCTTAGCTTGCTCAACTGTTATTTCTGCATTTCTCATTTGTTGCACAATAGATGCTGCTTGCGTTGCGGCACTATCTGCAAATCTTTTAGTTATAGGCAGAATATCATCAAATGTGTCTAGCAGCTCTGCGCTTACAGTTCCACCCATTGCAATTGTTTTCTTTAGCGCTGCAACTTCTTGCTCTGTCTGCATTCCAAGCGTAGCCATCAATGCATGGAATTTAGCTGCTTCTCCTGGAACAATTCCTGTTGATATTCCCTTTACGCTTGTTAGTCCTTCAATATTTGGAAGCCTATCGTGCATGTACATTTGAGGAGTTCTTGATATACCTCTATTAACTGGGATAGCTCCTGGGACTCCGCCAAATATAGTTGCAGGATTATTTGGATCTCTTGGTCTAATATGAGACATTGCTCTAGTGTTAGGATCTCCAACATATGGATCGTTAGGGTCTACAACTCTTCTTCCGCCAACCATCACTGGGTTACCAGCAACAGTGCTAACTCCTCCATTTACTGGAACTGCATTTTTCATTGATGCCGCTTGTAGACTTTGATAATCTAAAACAAGCTTTTGTAACGCATTGTGAAGAACTTGAGCTGCTGCTGCATCTGAATAAAATGCATTCTCAACCATAAGCGCTGCTTTTTCAGCAGCAATAATTTCTGGAGTAAGCATCTTCCAGCCGTTGGCCTTCATAAAGAATGCTCTTAGCTGAACAACTCCCTTAGTTATGTATCCAAAGAAGTTTGCGAGCACACCCGTTAGCATGATAAGCGGACCAACTAGTGCTGTGAATCCAGCTAAAAATGTTAATCCCTTTTTAATTGGATCAGGCAACTTAGTAAAGAAATCCAAAATCTTTGTGGCTGCGCTTATAAGCTTGGTAGCAACTCCAAGAAACTCTTCTCCGACATCTGCAAGCTCTGCCTTAAGGCCTTCTATAGCTCTCTTGTATTTACCAGATGCGGACTCTGTAACCATTTTTAATTCTCGGCTGGCAACATCTGCTAGATCTGCAGTACTTGCTTTCATTAGATCTAAAACCTGAAGCGTCTGGCTACCTTGCTTGCCTAAGTTATTAAGCAATGCGCTCATTCTTGCAAACTGGAACTTACCAAACATCTGCTCCATTGCTCTTGCTTTACTTAGTGGATCAAGTGAATCTAATGCTTTTTGTAAATCCATAAGAAGACCAGTTGTGTCTCCTGTATTCTTAGAAACCATACCCATTACATCTATGCCAAATTCTGACATCATGCCAACGGTTTGCTTTGTTGGATTAATAAGAGAGGCTAGACCAGACTTTAAAGCGTTAGCACCTTCTGATGCGCTGATTCCACCTTCTCTCATTGCGGTTAGATAAAGAGCTAAATCTTTAACGTCACCACCTAATTGCTGAATTACTGGACCAGCTTTTGGAATAGCTTCTACTAGATCATTAAGAGTTGTTGACGTCTGGTTTTCAACTGCGTTAAGAAAGTTAATTGATTCTGTTAACTGTTCTGTATTTTGCTTGAAAGCTGTTTGAATTGATAGAGTTGCTTTCATTGCATCTTGTCTATCAACTTCACCGAGTATTGCTAGTCTTGTTGTTTCTGCAATTGATCCAAGGAGCTCGTCGCCAGTTTGTCCTGTTGCCGCGATATCAGCACCTAGCGCAATAGTTTCTTTAAAAGATGCACCCATTGTCTTGGATAAAACTTTTGCTGTTTCAACAACTTCTTCTCTAATTGCTCTTAAATCTGAAGCGGATGTAGCTGCAAGACCGCCATAAACTTTTGTTAATCTTACAAGCTCTGCGTCTGCTTCTCTAAATGCTTTTCCAGCTGCCGCTCCAAACATAGTGAGAGGAACTGTGAGTCCTACGGTAAGCTGTCTACCTGCCCACTGAGTATTTTTACCCCAGTTAATTAAAGAGCCTGCTCCTTCAGATAATGCACGATTCATAATCTGCATTTCCATGCGAGCTAATTTTCCGCTATTTGCTATTGCATCTAAGCCTCTAGGAATCATTACATTGTATTGCATTAAACCTTGAGCATTTCTGCCCAGAGGTTGCAGTACTGAATTTTGAAGCATTACCTGTTCTTTGGCAAGCTCCCTAATCATACCCTTTTGAGTTGTAGAGTGCTCTCTAAATGTTTGGAAATAGTTCTTAAGCTTTAGTCTACCAGCATCTAAGTTTTTACCAAATTTATCTACATCAGAATTAAGGTTTACAAAGTGGCTGGAGAACTGTCCGCTTCCAGTTAGGGTATCTCTGAATAGATTATTTGCTAATTTTGTTGAAGAAGATATTGCTTTGTTTGATGCAAGGAGTTCTCTTTGTAGTTGCTGGAGACTAGCACTAGCCCTGTGTACTTCAGACACAAGGCTAGACAAGTCGGCTTTGGCGACTATACTGGTTACAATTTGTTCGTCAGCCATTAATTACTCCTAGAATATCCTAACCCTGCGCCAATTCCAAATCCAGCTTGTGCTGCGAATGGCCCCTGTAATCCAACAACATCATCTGCTGATGCCGTTATACCAAGTGCTCTTCTTTGGATATCTTCAAAGGTAGAACCTTTTTTTTCTTCTTCTACATCATCATCTAATTGTATTCCTTTTAGTGATGCTGCAAACTTTCTTTGGTTGTGCTCTTTTAGGTTTATCGCTGTTATGGTTTGAACCAACTCTGGCATCGATAAATTTTCTTCTAGCTCTTCATAATTCTTCCAGTGTCCCAGAAGAAAAACTTGGCCTTCTAAAGCGGCTAAATCTAGTTCTGACCAGCCAGTACTGCTGCCGCTATCAGGTTTGGGTCGTCCATCTTAATTCCTCCGCAAACTTCAAGGATGCGGTTAATTGTTGGAACGTCTAATGCTTCTTCTAGCTTGTCTAGGTCTGCAACTAGATCTGGTAGCTGAGTTTCTATTGCAACTCCGCATGCTTCTACCAAAATACCAAGTGTTGCAGCTTCATCTTCTGCATCTTGAACTTTCTTAATTACTTCCATAAACTTTCGTAGTTGCTTGATTGATAATGGCTTGAGCTTTACTTTAGCTCCGCTTTGTAGTTCAATCTCTTCTACGTCATATACTGTTGTTGCCATTGTATCCTCCTTAAGGATCGTCTAAATTATTATAGCATAATCATTATAAGGGTACAACAGCAAAGCCCCCAATTTCTTGGGGGCTTTGATATTAATTATTAATATAATTAAGCTGATAGAACACGGTCAATAATTTTACCGTACTCTGAACCAGTGTGGCTTGCTTCACCTGATGGGAGAAGACGGAATGTCACTGGGAATGTTGTTGCTGCTGTACGAGCCAAAGAGAACTGTGACTGCTCAACAGACAAAACACGACGTGCATAGTATACACGCTCTGATGTGATATTAGCACCTGAATCATCTCTTGTTGGAGCCTGTCCAACTGCAATTAACTGACGCTCTGTTGGAGCTGCACCTAGTGCACCTGCTTCCAAACCTAGTACGTCAATCTCAGCACCCTTGTTTAGTGTTGATCCCTTTTGACCAAATACTGCTAGGATATTCTCTAGTGTGCCTTCTGCCATTTCTGTTGAAATTTGAACCTGCATAGCAGACTTGAAAAGCTTAGCTGTATCTAGCAACTGGTCTACAGTTACTGAATCGAATGTTGGCTGATAACTGATCTGAAGACCGTTATTTGTGTAACCTACGTTACGATAAGCTCCACCAATCTTTGGTGTATTTTCTGAAGGTGTTGCTGTTTGTGTAGCACCTGTTGTTGTTAGAACTTTGTTTAATGTTGTAGTATAAGACTCTCCTGCCAAAAATGCTGGTACAAAACGGTTTTTGTTTGCAACAAAAGCGTTTTCTGGGGTTGCCCCTGCTTCCATGCTGTTATCGTAACCATCTACGGTTGAATCTTCTACTGATAAAAATAGTGGTGATGCTCCAACAAGAATGTTGCGGGCGTCTCCTGTATTTTGATATGCCATGATTTATTGCCTCCTGATTTCATATGAAATTAATATATATATTTTGGCTGGCTAGGCCCTTTCCTCTGTTCTAATTTTACTCTAGTAGCTTATAAAAGGCAAATTAGGCAAACCTGCCCTGGCCATTTGTTATCCTTGAATATTTGACCTCTAATATGACATCTGCTGCATAGAATCCTTTGATTTCTTCTGATGGGGCTGTAGATGATATGTCTGCTATATGGATACTATGGAACTTGAATTTATCTGATAGTCCCGCCCATTTATTGACATCCCTTGCAGACTCATCCATTCTTCTAAACTCATCAGTTAGGAAGTTTCTTATCTCAACAATATCAAGGAGATCTGGTGAATATAGGGTTAATAGAATCTGTTCGCAGCATATCATCCAGTTGTTCTCATAAGACATTCCTATCTTATCGTAGACTATGTGCTTCTTTCCGCTCAAGAACTGATTCATCTCTGGCTGTTGCTGGACTGGAACAATTGGGACAAGTGTCTCATTTAGATTGTCTGAGTAGTAGTCTTCTTGATTGAATATATTAAGTGCTGTAAGTCTGCTCCACAGGAACTTTCTTATTTCAAACATTGCATCTAATTTATAATTAGCCATGTGCTAACCTCGCAAACGCTGCTGATGTAGCGGCCTCGGCTTCACTTGCCAATTGATTTGGTGAGAAACTATATTTAACTGATTTAACTTGTGCTGGTACACCCAGCGCTCTAGACAATGATGAATTAAATAATCTCTGGAATCCCGATTTTTTTATAGACATGTTGACTAGCTGTCCAGTAAAGAAATATCTATACTGTGCAAAGAAGGCGTTTTTGGTTGCCGCCCCTCCTGGTTTTCTAACAGTAACGGATTCGCCTTTTGGCATAAATATTGTGTATCCGTCTACATCAAATACCAGCCTTTCAGAAAATCTTGGCCTTATTACTACAGTCTTCCCCTCTTCCATAACAGAAGCTTTTTTTACAAAGACGTGTTTATTGTTAGAGTTTTCAGATGGTACAAAAGACTTTGAGTCAGTTAGTTCGTAATTAATTTTTAATGATAGTCCATCTGCAGGAAGCTTATTTAATTTAAATAGTCTTGCCTCGCTATCTCCTACTCTTCCCCATTCGTAAACATGGTGAAAAGATTTTGGAGATGTTCTTGCTTTTGCGTCTATATAGTCTGCAAAGTCGATCTGAACCTGATCAAATATTACACTTCTAAATGCTGATTGGAATTGCGGATTGGCAGCTAGTTTAGCCATTACATTTGTTTTATAGAACAATGCAGCAGATATTTGTGCAACTGTACTATCTTTTATTGCACCACTTACTGGCTTATTAGTCATTAAATTAACTAATCCGCTTGCTGCTTTAATCGCTAAAATTTCAGATGCCAATTTGCTGATTCTCCGCTCTTTGCAATGAAGAGTTATATCCTACAACATTTCCAAATGGATCTGATATTGGTGTAGTTCCAACAACATCAAAAACTGTATCTGTATCGCTTGGATAGTTTAACTCATACCAGATAGGCTTCCCATTTACATCTCTAATGTTTTTAACTTTATCTCTTGCAGTTAATCTGTCAGATGTTCTAGCCTCAATATACTGGTTATTTGAATACTTGTTTGAAAACTTCTGACTATCGTTAGACCTATTTCTGCTTTCGGTAATTACTCCTCTAGCATAGCAATCAATTGTTTTTATAAAAGAAAACTCTCTTATCATTGCACCAGTATCTTTATCCTGCTGCTCAGTTTGTCGATATACGTCCATCTTCATTGTCATGAGGCCGTCTACTAAATCAAACATTACACCAGAACCATTTGTGTTATTACATAGTCTGCAAGTAGCTTGTCTGCGTATGAGGAGCCAGTTCCACTAAATGCTTCTGAAGAATATTCAAAGTCCCAATCTGTTGTGGAAACCTTTTTAACATATCTGTCTTTCCAAACACGATCTTTTGCAAAGTACATCTTCATTATTTCTACAGCTGCGTCACGAACCTCATTTGGAACATACTCCCAACCAAATCTAGCGTAGACCTTATAATTCTTAGACCTTCTAAATATATCTGGAGAAGAGTCGTGAATTGATGGAGGGACCATTCCGTTAGCTATATAAACATCATTGTCTAAAATAGACGCTATGTTTACCTTTAATCCAAAGCCGCTTGTCGTGATATCAATAGCAAGGCCTAGGTTGTTAACTTCATTTAAATTATCGATAAGGATCTGATCATTTGCGTGAAGAGTATGCAATCTATTTATCTTTTTAGTAAGAGGCATAGTGTCAGAATCATTTCCTACTGAAGAAAAATAATCATCGTGTAGGAAAAATTTTTGACCAGTGTACCCATCAATTATATTTCTTGCATATCTTTCAGCAAGCTTGAGCTCTTGATATGTCTTATGGTTTGGATCATTTGAATCTGATCCCAATCCCATTTCTTGTGCAGCCTCCTGTATATCTACATAAGGTGTTACAATATCAAGCATAGTTGTATTAGAATAAGAAGATCCTTCATATTGCCATTCCCATACCAACTTGAACTTTCTTGATCTTGCTGTGTACGAGATAGGTAGATAAACTTTGTATGACCCTATATCAACTTCGCTTTGCTCCGCCGTAAGAGTTGTAAGTATTGATGTTGAATTAATTGGTGGAGATATAACTGGATCGCCAGTTATGTCATAAACTTTGACAGTTACTGGAGAGCTAAGTGTTACAGCCTCACCCTTTACATAAATCTTTGTTGTTGCAGGTGTGCTTGTGTTTACATATATCTCTGCCATTTGTTAGGCTTAGTTGTAGTACTCCTGTACTTCTCTAGGGGTAGCTAGTCTAAACCCTTCCTCCTTATCAAAAATTTCTTGCGCCACATCGGGCTTCATTGCTACAAATGGATGATCTCTTGTAAATGTGAAGCCTAGGGCATCATATCTAGCATTTGGTCTGTCCATCTTTACTAGAATCATATCTTCATCAAGTTTTTGATTTGGATCCAGTCTAGGAAGAATCTCATCTGCATCTTCTTTTGCGCTTTCAATATTCTTGAGTGTCCCTTGGTAAACTGACCAAGTAACTCCCTCTTCTGCAAGTGCCGCAATTACATCTGCTTTATTTTTTAGTCCATCGACATCAACTGCAAAGTTTGCTGCTAATGTCTTTAGATCCTTGACCTTAAGTGTGTCAAATGACATATATACTCCTTTGGTATGTATATAAATTATAGCACTAGAAAATTAAAATGAAAAGCCCCCAAAATTAATTGGGGGCCTTTCCAGCAAGTTATTTCTTAAATTAAGAAGCAACCTTAACGTCTTTTACGACTACCCATGCATCTGCCTGCTCAATTTGGGTACCAACACGAGTATACATTGTATATTCGATTGAGTCCTTCTTTGGCCAGAAGAAGCGGTAAACAGTTACATCACGCTTGATACCAATAACAACGTTATTTGGGAATGTCAAGTGGACGTCTCCGTGCTCTCCTGTTGGTGTTGCATATGAACCAGTCTGAGTTTCTTTTAGTAGCGGAACTTCAACAATTGGAATACCAAATGCGAATGGTGCTACATACCCTGCTGGACCACCTAGACCACCCTGGTCACCACGGATAATGCTTGAAGCAATATCTTGTGGGTTGACGTTCTGGATGTTCTGTGATGTTGAGTACAAGTAGTCTTGAATTAGGTTTGAGCCTGCAAGGAAGCGTAGGTCTGGACGACGCTGCTTGTACTTACGTGGCATTGCCTTAAGAGCCTTATTGAAGATGTCACGGGAAATTACTGCACCCGCTCCAGCTACTACGTGGCCGTTTGCCTTTGCAATCTTAACAACACCGTCGAATGACTTATAAAGTGCATCTCCAGTTAGAGCTGTGTTACCGTTAAGAACTACGTCCTCAAGGTCGTTACCAGCCTGTGTTGCCATAAGTCTTGCGATGTGATCTTCTAGATCTGCACCTTCAATGTTGTCTTCTAGAGACTCAGTTGAAAGCTCCCAATCTAGGCGAAGCTTCTTTGTTGTGAGAGAAATCTTTGAGAACTGTACGGCTGCATTTGTGCCAGTGTTCTCTGCTTCAGCTGCAAGCTTCATAAGCTTCTCACCGACGCCAATACGATCAATCTCTGTAGTGTCAGCTCTCATTCGAACTGTACGTGCTACCTTACCGATTACTGTTGCATCGAACATGTAATCGAGGAATCTTGCGGATTGCTCAGGATTGAGCAAGCCTCCCTTACCCTCGGAACCTACGTGAATTCCGTCGGTAGGGTTTGCTGCGCCAGTCATTCCACCTGTTAGTGTTGTGCCTGCTTCAGCTGCTTTTGCTAATAGTTCATTACTCATTAGTTTT